TCCGTTTATAGAGGCAGAGCCTCCTCCACAGCTAAGCTAAGAAATACTAGCGAAAGCTGTTCGGTAACCCGAAGGCGTAAGCCGAACGGGAATCAGTCCAGATGAACTAACGCCAAGAAGAGCCAATGTCAAATGACACCAGCTCGCCCAGCGAGAGAGTTCAAATGGTCGACGCATGGGGATCGTTCGCTTTAACCAAACGATTCCATTACGGGACGAAGTGGTCCATAAACTCCTATTATTGGAGTGAAGGACACCCTCAACTGACCGAGGACCGAACAACCGCAGCTTCTTCGGAAGCTGTGACAGGACTAATCCCAATGGAGGCGACAGACCAGCTGCCTTGCAACGATTGTATAGGTCAATCCATTCAAGAGGACCGTTAGGAACCTCTTTTATGAAAAGACTTCTAACATCGAAACCAAGGAAGTAATCACCGCCACACGATTCACGAAAGTGACCCGTGTGGAAGCTCTTACGCTGATTAACCTCAAACCCAAAGAGGGTCAGAGCTGTAACCACTTGTTCATAGTATCCTGATGGCACAATGAGATCATCGCCGTAACAAAAGATATCACGGCCGGGCAAGAGACCTGTTGCACCGTGGCAAATGCCAAGGAACAACAAAGTCTCGAGCTCGAAGGTGAACCCATTACCCATACTTGAAAACTTCTCAAGTATGCGCCATTTCCCTTGGATCAAGGTTTTCTTCGATCGAAGAGAATCAAGTAACAAGTGCCAGTCACGCGGCAAAAGCAACTTCACCACGTTTCGAGCAACAGTATCGCTAGCGTTCCTAAGGTCGATTGTAGCCCAACGGCCATCGACACTCGCTCTACGAGCGAGGCGACGATGAACGTCTTGCCCAGTAAGGGCAGGACTTCGAAGGAGCTCAGTAAGGGGATTTTCGCTACGTGGATGGGAATCCACATAGATCCCGACGTTGCTCAGACGACCCTTCATGAGGCTTCCAACACCCAATTGACAATAAAGATTCCCGAGGGGTTCAATACAGATCCCGCGGTCAGTCTTACCGTCTTTTGGGACAGTTGTGAAGCGATTACCACTTGCTGATCTCATGTAAGGGAGACCTTCTCTTTGACGCGCTTTGAACCATTCTGTGTTCTCAGCGAGGAGCCGGAAGACTGGCTCGCAATCAAGAGTAGAGGTGGGAGTAGTGCACACCTTATCTGCTACCGTACTGAACGGTGAATCTCGAAGCTCAAATGACGTCCCAGGACCGAAACGCCCTGTTAGGGTTTCGGGAATGGGCCCCAGACATCGACTGATCCAATTTTTCGCACGTTTGGTTAGGATGCCAATACGCGCAAGAGCTGGATCACCAGGATACAAGTCTTGGTTGAAACAGTCGATGAGAAGGTTCGTCAATAGGCACTTAGACTCACAATCCTCAAATGTCGAAAAGGCCACCTTACGGCGGTCCCAAGACGTAGGAAGCGGAAGCTTCCTAATGAGGTTGAAAGCCTGAGCGTCCTTCGAGTAACGATAGACACCAGAAATGGTATCCAGATACTCGGATGGGTCAATCGCTAAGCTCGCGAGTTGATCCCACTCTCGATTCTTAAGGAGAAGAAACACCTTAAGCGACCGAGAGCTTTCGAGACCGCGCAGACACCACAGGACAAAGCGAACAAATGCTTCATCTAGTCGACCTTTTCTTGCTTTCAAAGGAATTGCTCCTTGCGAAAGTAACGGAAAACAAACGAACGTTTAGTTGCTAAATGCCGACCGAATGTTAGGTCGGGGCGTATCCCTCACTAGCAACGCTACGGATCAGTGTCGAAGCAAGAAGATTCGACAGCTGAACGAAGGCGTCGTTAACAATGGATGCGTCAACGTTTGTCGGAAGAGTACCGTTTATCTCAAACGGGATCTTCGCCAGGAGAATATCCTGGCCCGTCGTAGTATCGGTACCCTTGACAGGATACACGAAAGTACTACGGAAGAGACGACCATTCTTACGGGAATTGTCCCTCGTAAGAACTGAGAGTGCCGGGCGGAGCCCAATCTGCACGCTGACGTCGTTGCGACGCCAGATAGCAGGAGAAGACTCACCGGCAGAAGGTACAGCAGCCGTATAGGTACGCGACACTGCTGCCGCGTCTTGTACGGAGATGTTCGCCATTGTAGGCATAGTACTGTTTATCCTCTAAGGTTAGACAGGGCTCAGCCTCGACGCCGAGTGGATCTGCCAGAATCGATAACTTGAACAGCCAAGCTTAACGCATTAGCTGCGCGAGTTAGGGAGCTACCAATATTGTCGAGAATAGCAAAATTTGGCAGCGGGTTTGAAGGAACACCAAGTCCACGCGAAACTGCTCCCTCTTGTCCTGAACAGCTACCATGAATACATACACTAGTCCAATTGGTCGATTGACCTTTGGTAGTATATGCTTCTTGGAGCCCAAGGCCAGCAAAGGCCGACCAGGATTCGAGGTAACCCGAAATGTTGAACATCCAATCAGCGACGAACGACCAGGGAACAAGTTCCCAAGCAATTGAAGCTGGATTAAGGAGACCAAGCATTTCGAGAAGAGCAACATTTGGGTTGTCCACAGAAATGTAGGCACCCATATGGATTCTTCCAGAACGCATTCTGGTAACAACCGGATGCGTGCCTGTCTTAACGACAGTACTGAAAAAATCTGTAGCGCGGACCTTATGTTTCAACGGTACGGGTGAACATAACACAACGTACGATTGCCAGATATCCGAGAACAAAGGTTTCCAACCAAACGAATACTCCAACCAAAGGTCAGAGACGCGTCTGAGGAGACCCCTGGGACGGAACCCAGCGCGCACACGTCGTGACAAGCCCAACACCTGACGAGAACGACTCTCGATCATGTGGGCGCTTTCGCGCCACTCGGCGAATAAAACACCGAGCTGAGCGTTGCTCACTCCCCTAGCCTTCTGAGCAAATCTCCCAAAGCAGCGGTTATATGCTGCTTTAGCGCTGGCACTAGTAGTGTCAACTTGGCCATCCACGTTTCCAGCGTTATATGTGAAGTAACTTCCGTTCGGTTCGGGTCCAGTGGATCCGAAAACGATACCGGAAGACCTCAAATACGACGAAGGAGAATGGTGATTCCCATACTGTCCATCACCGGCCCATAAACTGGACCGATAAGTGGCACCATTGGGGGCCTGAGAAAAACCTTGCTCGAATTTGTGATAGGCAGTCATCTGCTGATGCCATTAAGTTGGCGAGGGCCATCCGTTTC